TATTATAGTCACCATCACTTACATACTCTTTTATAGTACCGTTGCGGCCTTGTATAGCCGTTGTAACTATATTCTTAGTCATTGACACTTCCATAAGAACTTCGTTAATCCTTACACCGTCAAAATCTATTCTTTCACCGCTTAATGTTTCATAAGAACCTTCAGGAAATTCAATATAAGAATATACTGGAGTGCCTAAATAACTTTTGCCATTATCTTGCTCAAAGGTTTGGGCTGGCTTTTGAAACGGCCTGTTATTAGCCTGTAATATGCCGGATGTTAATACGAATAGTGCCATTATTTATTTGCTGCTATTAGTTGAGTATCGTTTAAAGCACCTACTAAAACTTCAGTTACCTTTCTTTTTGTTTCAAAATCACTTTCATTAAACACCTCTTTTTTAGTGTTTATAGTTCCTACTAACTGATCTATCGTGATAGTGTAGTATTGAGGGGCACGGCTAGAAACTGTTGTTCCTTCGCTTCCTAAAGACTTTGCGCCAGCCCCTTTTGTAGAACCCTCACGCCTTCCTATTTCCTTTTCTAATTTAGCTATTTCCTTTTGGTAATCACGCCTTTTTTTCATGTCATTACTGTTTCCAGTAAGCCCCTCTTGTAAATCTTTATATTCTTTTATAGAAGCCTCTAAATCAGTTGTTGTTCTATCTGCTATACCTAAGTTCTTTTTATCCCCAGTCATTGCCTTGAACTGGTTAACCTTACCCATAAATGTATCTATTTGGGCTGAAGTAATACCATACATTTTTTGCGCCCTATCTAAGGCGGCTGTTAATTCGTTTTCGGTTGCATTTGCAGCCATTGACATTAATCCTGTTTGAGTATCTAATCCAGCTTCAAATTGATCCATACTAGAATTACGAACCATTGCCATTTTATCCCCTAAAAGAGTTATGCCATTTCTTAGAGCAATATCCGCCTCATCCGCTTTTTTCATTCTCTTTTCAACAAATCCCCATGCAAATCCAATAGGTGTAACCGTTTGGGTAATGCTTTTCATCCATTTTAAATATCCCTCGCCAGTCACCTTGCCACTCGTTGCATCGTTTAAGGTGGTAAGCATATTGGTTAGGTTTGGTAAAATTATACCGCCAGCCTCTCTTAGCTTTACATTAAAAGCATCCATAGCAGTTGACCACTGGCCTCCCATAGTCTTAGACTGCTTATCCATCATACCATTAAACCTACCACCCTCAGAAGTTGCATCTGCAAAAGCCTGCTCTACCATTTGAACAGAAATCCTACCACCTGCCATTTCGTCTTTTAACTCGGCTACTGTTTTTCCTGTTCTTTTAGCAATGTATTCTAACGGGTTAAAACCGGCGTTAATCATTTGGTTTAAGTCCTGACCCATTAAGCGGCCTGTTGAACTCATTTGGCCAAATGCAATACTCATTGATTTTAATTTCTCGCTATCACCAGCCGTAATATCCCCCAACTGCTTCATTACTGGCATTACCTTATCTTGAGCAACGCCATAATTTAACAGCAATTTTGTACTATTAATTAAATCAGAACTTTCAAAAGGAGTAACCGCTGCAAAGGTTTCAATGTCTTTTAACATCTTGTTTGCCTTTTGCGCACTGCCTAACATTACTTCCATTTGGACTTGAGTCTGTTCAAAATCCATAGCCTCTTTAATAGCCTTGTTTACACCAGCCGCCACCAAGCCAAAACCAGCCATAGCAATATTCCCTTTAGAAAACATCGCCATCATACTATTTCCACCAGCCTCTAAATAACTATTGAATCCCTTAGTAGCAGCTTGAGCCTTTGCTAAGGTCTTTGTCATTTGATCCCGTAGGATTAATGTATATTGTACATCGTAATTGCCAACTCCTGCCATTATTTTTTATCAAATTGTAGGTTTGTTGCTCCGGACTCAATCAGATAGTCAACCCTCCTTTTGTTCTTTACATATTCCTCTACATTCTTGGCCTCACTACCTAAAAAGAAAAGGGATAAGGTTTGAACTTGCTCAAATCCGTACCCCTTCGCATCTATTGCCGGAATGTCTTCTAATTTTTTTTTAACTCAGCATCAAATACTTCTACTATTTCAGCCGCCTTAATAGCTGCACTGAACATCAATAACTCGCTCCTTGAATCATAAAACGCTTTATCCGTTTCCCCTTCAATAGCGCATAAATCAATCAATATCTTACCTGCTTTAGGTATATCAGGCATCCCTGTTTTACCTGCTGCAAATCCACTTAAATAAGCATTATAAGCTAATGATAATTCACTGAATCCCGGCTCTCTTAAAACCATATTAAACTCAATGCCTTCTTTGTCTTTAACTGTGATAGTAATTTTGCTCATGTTTTTTAGTTTTTACGATACGAATTGAATATGGCTTGGTGTTAAGTTAAAAGTTCTTTTAATGTCAGTATCGCCCTGTGAGGTTTCAACACCATCGCTAGAAAACTCACAATTTTTAATTACGTGCTTTCTTACAGTGCCTCCCAAAGGTGCAAATACTACCAATATATCAAATGCTGGTAGGCTCAAAAGTGATCTATCAGTACTTGCATCTCTTAGTCTTTCAATATCATTCATCGAAATCTCTAAAGACGCTTCGCAGTTAATAGCACCCTGACCCCTAGATACTGGCCTATTGCCAGTACCGTAGTTGTTGGTTTTATCTTGTGTTTCGGTGTAGTTGATTGAACTAACACCAGCCAATGGACTGCCCAAAATACTTACTGAAATTTGGGTATAGTCGTATGCTTTTCCGTTTATTAATGGTACGCTCATAATTCTTTTTAGTTAAATGATGCTACAAATCCAATATTTGCTGTGATTGCCTCGGCTGCTCCTACTGGTATAATCTCAATAGTAACTACTACCTCACCTGTTCCTAACACGTCTTGTGCCGGATCAATTAAAGTTTGTCCCGCTGAAATTTCACCTGCAATTACCATTTCTCCAGTTGCATTAGATGAATTAAACACGCCCCCAACAATTTTATTGGCTTCGTTTTCAAATACTGCAATAGTATCTTCAGTTAAAGTACCGTCTGCATTTACATACAAAGGTGAACTAACTAAAGGTAGTAATTTGGCTCTTACACCTCTTACGGCCTTGTCGATCGTACGCTGGTTTCTTATTCTAGCATAGTCGCTTGTTGCAGCGGTAGCGGTTTTGTCATTATTAAAATAAGTACCTGTTAAATCTGTTTCCTTTTGTAAAAACAAATAACCGTAGTTATCTAATTGAGTTTTCAATGATGCACTTGCTGAACTAAACCCTGTTGAAGGTAAAAATTCAACTGTATCTAAACTATCCCCATCAGAAATATTAAAAGCACCAATCCATGCAATACTTTCATGAACCTTAGCCTTACTTACAGCGCCTAAAGTAGCACCTAAAGCAGCAACGGTAAATGCTTTTTTATAAAACACTTTTCTCGCTGCTCCAAATCCAGTTGTTGAAGTTGTTAAACCATCACCTGAGATCAATACGCTTACATTCTCACTATCTAAAGTAGTTAGGTTAGGTTGACTAGACAAAGTTAAACCTGTCATGTCAGGAGCTAAAATAACGCTTAGTGGAGTGTTTAATCCGGCTAATGTATCACATACTGTTTGAATACCTGTTACATCAGAACTTGCAAAAGTTGACTTTTGGTTAAATACACCTACTTGGCGAATCTCCCCATTAGCAAATGCCTGCATTTCAGAAATACGGGAGGCAGTTAAAGCACTGTCAGGAAATATACCTACATAAAGAACTCCTTTAGGGTTTAATCTAAAGAATTCAGATACTTGGTAATACATCACATCATGAAAGCCATCTACTCCACTTGAAAATTGAGTAATAGTTGCAGCAGCAGCACCGGCCGGAGTGTCCTTTAATGTTAGTTTTGAACCTCCATTAATAGAGTCCCCTAAACCATCAGGAGGGGTTAATAATACGTTTGCACCAGCACCAGCAGCAGAATAACCATGTGAGTAAACACTGGTATCATTTACACTTGCTCTTAATTTAGTAGCTAATGTAGAAGTAGTTTCACCTGTTTCAACGGTAGCCGTT